AGCATTAGCATTCAACCGTATGGGCCATTTGGTCAAAACAACCTTGGAATCCAATTTGGTCAACTTGTTGTAACCAACTCAACAAACAATCAAGTTATAATTAATGGTTCTGGAAACATATACAATTGTAGCATTCTTGCCTCTGGAGTAGGTGGATTAGATGCAGGAAGCGGAGCCGCAAATACAACATATTTCATTTATGTAATTTACGGATCTTCCGTTGGCATAAATGTTCTTTTTTCGCTTTCTGGAACTGCTCCAACGCTTCCAACCAATTACACATATTCAAGGCTGATTGGGGTAACTAGAACAGTTTCTAATTCTGTTACTTTTGATGGCAACTATAACCAAAATGGTAGGGTTGTTAATTTTGGATACACTGCTAGAGAACAAGTTTTGTATTATCCTTGGACTACAGGAGCAAACAACAAGTATTTTACTGGTGCTGTTTCTTATGGATTATCTTCTAGCTATGCCTCTACTGCAAGATATAGGCTTTCAAGCACAAGGAGTCCGGGTCAATCATATAATTTTGCTCTTGTTGTTATTGGAAGCTCAACTGCTGGGACAACTGGAACAACATATACTGCTTATCCAGTAAGTTCTGAAGTTTTTGGAGCCGCATCATATCAACCAATTTCTGTTGAAACAAATGCATCTGCAAATTTTGTAACATTTGATGCATTTATGCCTCAATCATTTTCTGGAACTCAACCAAGTTATTACAATTTGTTAATTGGAACTGCTCTTGCTACAACCAATGATTTTGTTGAGCTTGCAATTACTGGTTATCAGTTAAACATTTTCTAATGTGGCTCAAGACGGAAGAATATACGATGGAAGCACGATAACGGTTGCAATGGATGCTGAAACGCATCCTAGCAATCTTCCTCCATCATATGTATCGTCCTGTGTAAACCGATCTTTTCGTCAGGGAGTCAACGCAACTCGACCTCCCTTTACCGATCTACAAATCAATGTTGCGTATGGATACCCTGATTCCATATTGACAGATTTCCAAACAGGAAACTTCCAAGGTGCTTGGCCTTACAAGGCTATAAAAACAGGGTCGGTTGATGGGATTGTCTGTTCTGTTGCTGGAGTCATCTACTTCATATCCATCGTCAACAATGTAGGCACACTCTACAAACTCATTGATGGGAATGATGCAACCATGATGCACACATGGTTCGTTCAAGCAGAAGATTGGATTTACATCCAGAATGGATACCAAGATCCGATTGCATGGAATGGTGACATATCGGGCGCACCTACCAACCTCCAGGCACAAGGAGATGGAACATCTCAAATCAAATTGACATGGACTGATAATGCCCCAGGAGCAGTTCAAACAGAAATCCAAGTCCAATCATCTGCTCAAGTTTTCACAACGGTTGATACCATTCCCATAGCGGAAGTGTATTACAACTACGCCGCACCATCTTCTTCCACATCTTACTCGTTCCAAGTTCGTAGCGTGTTCCCAGATGGGTCATCAACCCCTTGGTCAAACATTGCGACAACTACGGCTGCCACCACAACGATCACAGCATCACAACCCAATGCGGTCTTTAGGCTCAATCCCGTCAAGCAACAGATGCCCATTGGAACGATCATGGCTTATGCTTATGGTCGAGTTGCAGTAAGTGATGCCAACAACAACATCTATGTTTCCGACATCATCTACGGAAACGGATTCACAACAACTTCCAACACGCAGAACTTTACCGAGCAAACCTATTGGGCTGAAGGTGGATCATTTACCCCCCCTGCAAACCTTGGGTTGATTACAGGCATGAGGGTCATGCCGTCCCTCAACATCAATGTCCGAGGACAGGGTGAGTTGGTGGTCTTCTGCGAGAATGGATCATTCACTTTGGATCTCTCGCAAGATCGCACGACATGGCAAGCGTCCAACATCCAGAAGGTCTCATTGATTGGTCGAGGATGCCGATCCCCTTGGAGTATTTGCGGAGTCAACAACGATGTCTATTTCCGATCTGATGATGGATGGGCATTCTACAACAACGCTCAAGTAGATTTCTATCAGGCATTATCCTTCAGAAAGATTAGCCGGGAGGTTCAGCCTTGGGTGAACTATGACACTCCTTGGTTGAGGCAGTTTGAGAGTTCAATGTTCTTTGACAACCGCATCATAGCAACTGTCTCCCCATTCACAGTCTCAAACCAAAACGATGGTCAGGGTCTCCATCGTCCTAGCAGAGCAATGATCGTGCTTGATGTGGAAGAGGAGAGCAGGATCAATCCAGACGCAGGGATGCCTACACGATGGAATGGTTTATGGGAAGGCCCACAACCCACTCAACTGCTTACTGCCCAAATCAACGGAGTCCAGAGAGGGTTCTGTTTCTCGTTTGATGCTGATGGAGTCAATCGTTTGTATGAACTCCAAAGCAGTAGTGTGCTTGCCACAGGGATTGATGATTACTCTCAAGTGTATGGGAGCGTCCCAATCAAGTCATATTTCATCACCAAGAGGTTTGACTTCACCCCCAACCCCGGTGCTTCCAAGTTTATCCGAAAGCAACTTGCTGGTGGCGAGATGTGGATCTCCAATTTGAAGGAAAAGGTTTCTGTTGCCATGTCGTATTTGCCTGATTCTTATCCAGCATTTACCCAACTTGGGAACACGATCTCAATTTCTACCAATCAATGCACACCGATTGTGGCGAATTGCTCACCCCAGATCTCGCTTCCTAAATACTCCCAAGTAAAGTTCCCTTCCCCTGACATCAACGATTGTCAGTCCTCTAACCAAATCAACCTCCAAGAAGGAGCAGAGTTCCAGATCAAGATTGATATTGAGGGGTCTTGTATTGTGGATAGGGTAAGGATAGCGGCATTGTTGAATGCCACGCTTGATCTTCCAGAGGGGGTTTGCATTGGTGATGAGATTGACCCGATTGTTGAGTGTCCAATTAACTCGCTTGATTACTATCGAATTGTTCCTTTACAAACATCGGTTGGTTCTGTAGAAGGTTAATTATGCAGAATCAGAGTTCTCCAGTTCAAATCTTGTCTCCAGTTATTCCGAGTAGCTGGTGTCCATCTGGTTCATTTGCAGACATTTTTAATAGCTACAATCAGCTATATTTGAACAATTCCACGGTTAATATCCCTGGACTCAATCAGGTTACGCCACAGCAGATTCAGACGATCAATCAGAACATCCAGAATCTCCAAAACACGATTAGTGCTTTTGCTGGCAAAAGTGGTTCACAGGCAATTGGTCATGTATCTACAGCACAAACTTTCCCAATTACTTTCAGTTCCCCAATGCCAAGTTCATCTTATCAGATAAGCATTAACTTTGTAAGCACATCGGGAACATTTAATGCCGCTGCATCTTGGGCAGTTCTTTCTGGATCTCAAACAACATCTGGCTTTACTGCTATTGTTTACAGCAACAATACGGATATTGTTTCCTTTAATTGGTCAGTATTTACTGCTCCCTCATCCTAACTCCAACCTAAACAACAAACAAACCTATGGCTAACACAAACAGGGCTACCGAGCCTAAACTCCAATCCGAGGGTCACTCAACCCGTGGAACCATCAAAGAAGGCATGAGCAATCACCCAAAGGGAACCGAGTTTTCGGGGATCTTCTACAGCGGTGCTAAACAGCCAGAGCCTTCCTCTCCCGGTCGTTCATCCAAGAAATAGTATGGCATCTCACGGTGTTCAATACACTCACGACAATACCGAGCGTGGTGTTGTTTCTGATTGCTGTGTCCCTCAACCTATGCAGAGGGTTCAGATCAAGAACGACATTGCCGCCATTCGTGGCTACAAGGATGCCCGCACTGCCCGCATCAAGTCCATTGGTGAGTCCAACCAGAGAGCATTCTCTGTAGGTGGCCCTGCCAACGAGACCTCGATGGGCAAGGGATCTCCCTTCAATAGCGATTTCATCTAGTATGGCTCTTCCACGGCTCCCTAAAATTGGGGCTATGCGGAGCAAGATGCTCAAGGTCAAACAAGCTCCTTCAGTAAAACTGGGGAACTTGAAGACTACGACTGGCCCAAAACGACCAATGACCCGCATTCTTGTCGGTCATCCAATCTCTCATGGAGAAATGATCTAATATATGGCATCTGCATCTGGAATATATTGTTGGAAACATATCCAAAGCGGTAAACGATATATCGGACAGAGCATTGATGTCTTAAAAAGACTATTCTCGCATAAAACGCTTTTGAACAATGGGCGTCATTACAATAATCATTTGCAATATGCCTGGTCTAAATACGGAGAAACATCGTTTGAATTTTCTGTAATAGAATATTGCCCGAAAGAAATTCTTGATTGGCGAGAAGCGGAGTGGATTGAAAGTCTTAAATCTATGGATAGCAATTTTGGATACAATCTTGCATCAGGAGGAAGTAGTGGGAAATGTGTATCTGAAGAAACAAAGAAAAAACAAAGTGAATTAAGAAAAGGCCTTTTGACTGGAATCAGAAATGGAATGTTTGGGAAAAAACACTCGGAGGAAAGCAAGCGTAAAATTTCTCAAAACCGAAAAGGCATTCCAACTTCTGAAGAAACCAAACGAAAACTATCAGCAAAAGGAAAAGGTAGAATATTTTCTGAAGAACATAAGAAAAACATGGTGAAGGCTTGGCAATTACGGAAAGCAATTGCATCAAATGCGTTAGAGACTGTATAAATAAATACCCCCATGTTATACGACGTCCAATATATTCTGAATGCGATCCGTCCCTATGCAGGGAATAGTGGAACTTGTAATCAGAAGTTGCAACTTGAGTATCTCAACAAGGCTAGGTCTTTACTTTGGAACAAAACCGATAGTGATGCTACCTGTGAATATGTCTGCATCAAGTGTGTAAATAACCTCCTGACGCTTCCTAGCATCTACAAACAGGTCAGGGTGGGGTGGATTGATGGAGTCCCTGTGTCGCTAGGCAACGAGTGGTATCAGGCTGTCCCTCAAGATAACTGGGGCGATGCCGCAAGTGGTGGATATGGCAATGGCTGGGGGCAAGGATACGCATGGAATGGTGGTAACAAAAAGTTCATTGAGGTTGGGGGAAGACACGTTACCTTCCAGAACTATGATGCCTCCCCATACCTGCTGGCAATTGAACCAGAGTCAGCACTTGATGTGGGCAAGGAGATCACATTCTTTGGTGATGATGCCTACGCTACACGCATCAGCGAGACGATCACATTGGGAGTTGCCCCAAATTTCACTTACTCGGTTAACTTCTTTAAGAGCATCTTCCAATGCACCAAGCCACAAACCAATGGCAGGGTGAGGGTATATGCCTATGACCCTGATCGTAGCTTGAGATTGCTGCTGGCAGTTTATCAACCTTACGACATCAACCCTTCTTTCCGTAGATACTTTATCCAGGGCAAGGTTTGTGAGTCGGTAATCCTTTACTGCAAGAAGAACTATCAGGATTTGTATAACCTGACTGATCAGGTTGAGTTCACCCCAGAGGCAATGATCTCTGCTGTCATGGCAGTTGTCTATCGAGAGAACAAAGGGAGTGACCAGTTGTATGCAACATCCCTCCAGAATGCCATCTTTGAAGTCAATAGGGAGACTGCTGATAGGGAGGAACCTACTGGTAGCCCAATTAGGCAGTTCCAAAACAACATGATGTTGAATGCTTTGATACCTACCTACGCATGGGATGATGGTGCGGCATGGCCTTATTGAGATGAAAGATTTATCCCAAATCAATGCGATAGATAGGATTGAGCATCAAATTGGTAATGCTCCACAAGTTCAATGCCCCTTAGAACACTTTTTTACTCCAGAGATTTACACCCGCAAAATTCTTATGCCAGCCGGATCTCTAGTGGTTTCGTTGAAACATAAATCCACACATCCTTTTTTCATTTTGAAGGGTAAAGTTGCAGTCCTTAAAGTATTAGAAAATGGAGAATTTGAAAGGGAAGCACTTTATGAAGCTGGTGATATGGGAATCACAAGACCGGGAACAAAACGATTTCTCTATAACATAGAAGATACCATTTGGGTAACTTGTCATTCAAATCCAGATAACATTGAAGATCCTGATGAAATAGTGTTAGGATTGTCAGAACCAAACGATAACCCTCTAATTGACTTATCTAGACCAGAATTTAGTATGTGGAAAAAAGATGTAAGCCCTAGCTTGATTCATAAAGAACTACAACTCGCATGAGATTTCTAATTCCAGCACAAACAATTTCAGAGCATAGGCATCGTAAGATGCCAGTATTTGAAACATTTGGGTTAAGTGCAACTTCAATTGCATTAATTGGAGCTGGAACCGCTGCTCTTGGAACCGCTGGAAGTCTTGGGATGCAAGCGTATAATGCCTCCAAGAAAATTCCTGGTTATAATGCTCCATCACCACAAGATGTTTCACAGCAACAACAAATGTTGGTTCAAAATGCTGCTTTGGATGCAATGCAATATGCTCCAAAGTTTACCCAACAAAACATTGATTTACAAAATAGGGTAACCCCCGGATCTTCTGCACAAAGAGAGGAAGCGTTAAAGAAAATCAATTCTTATATCCAAGGAGAAATTCCTCTTGATGTTCAACAGAATATCAATCGTCAGGTAGCACAGAACCTTGGTGGTGGATTCAACCTTTATTCTGGTGGTGGACAAGCTCCACAAAATTTTGCTCGTAACCTTGGTCAGACAAGCCTTGGGTTGTCGCAATACGGATTGAGTGCCGCCCCTACATGGCAACAACTTGCTAATACAATGGTTGCTTCGCCAACTCAATTATTTGGTTCAATACTTCAAGCTGGTGAATTTGCTTCTGGAAATCAAACCCAACAAGCAGAAAATAAATATCAATCTGCAATGAACCAGTATGGAGGCCAGCAAGCCCAAGGACAACAAATTGCACAAGGACTTGGTGCTTTAGGGAGTGCTGGTGCTGGTCTTATGCAAGCTGGTCTAATGGCTAATTATTATCACAATCAAGCCGCTCTATCAAATCCACAAGTTCAAGGGGCGCAAGCAACTTTAGGTCAATTTGGACTTCCAGCTATGTCGGCATCAGGATCTATGTCTCAAGCACAAATGTCTGCTCTATATGGTGGATTGTCTGCTGGAGAAACACCTTGGTAATTTATGGCAATAGGATACTACAACTACTCTCCGTTGATTGCTCAAGGTGAGCAAACCGTTAATCAGCTTGCTGGTCTTGGCAAGCAGATTGGCAATGCTATCGAGACCCATGCCGCTACGCAGTCTGCACAGGCAATGTTGCCAGTAATCCAACAGCAATATGCAACTGGAATAGAAAAGGTTGCTCGAGGAGATCAGAGTGGAATGTCAGATGTTATCCAAGCCGCTGGACTAGCAGGACAGAATCCTTTGACTCAACACTTGTCCAATCAATTCATTACTGGAATGACTCAAGTTAGTGAAATGGCAAGAACTAAAGAATTGGCTAACGCTAGATTACAGGGGTCTGCATTAAATTACGCAGGGAAACTTTACACATCAAATTCCGCAACACAAAGGGCTGGAATGGCTAGACCAGAAACAGGTGGTCAAGCAGCACAAACAAGACAAAAATACAGGGCGGGAGCAATGGCTTTGTGGAATGGAGATAAAGATGTTAGCGGTGCAAAAGATTTGCTATCTGATTGGGTTACTGGAAAAGACATGGATAAAGCTCAATTGTTTAATCAGAAGCTCAATCAATATGTCGCCTTCAAGAAAGACTTACCTGGCTTTACCGATCCAAACTTTGAAAACGCCCTTCACGCAAAAGATGCTATATTAAAAGGGGCAGATAGAAATGCGGTTCTAAAGCGACTTCAATCAGCGGGGCCATCCAGCCCAACTCAAGCTACTCCCGCCGAGCCTTCTGTTCCCATGCAACAATCTGCTCCAGCACAAGGAACTCCATCGGGAATCCAGATCAACCCTAATTTCTCCACAGGGGCAATGATTCCAGCAGCAACTACTGCCCCAGAAGAAGCTCCAAGTCCCTCAAATGTAGTTCAGCAACAACCACAGGAAGAAGAACAGCCTGTTTAACCTATGGGTGATAATCCATTTGCCGATTTAATCCCAAATAATGGGTCATCGGAAGGGGATGCTTCTCCTTCCCCTACCCCGTTTACTTCTTATAGCATTCCTGCCGCTGTAGGTGGTGCTGATGAGGCGTATGATCCAGATACCGCAAAGGGACTAGGAGTAAGGGATATTCGACTCACTCCGGGAGTGGTTGCTGTAAATCCATCAGTCAACCCCTTGGGGACGGTGTTCTTAAACAAAGATACTGGCGAGGCATATATTGCCGCTGACAGGCATGGGAATAGAAATCCCAATGTAGTTGATATTTACAAAGACCCCACTGATTACAAGGCCGAGTCAGGACACGCCAACTTTATTCCAATTGACCAGATACCTCTCAATGAGATTCCCAAAAGTCCAGCGGAGTTAAGGAAGCTATTGGCTAATTACGGAAAAGTTCCCGCATCATCTGTTGCCCATGAGGATCAGAATCCATTTGCTGATTTGATTCCCAATAACAAGAAAGAAGGGGCGATGGAGGAATCTCAACAAGCTCAAGATGGCAATCCGTTTGCTGATTTGATTCCAAAACCAAAGAGCTACGGAAGCACGATGGAGGAAGACAAGGGCATTGCACCATCTGCTGCTACTAGCTCGTCTATGCCTTGGTATAGTGCCTTGGGTAGATCTGCCACCGCACAGACTGCCGCTAGTGTTATAAGGCAAGCAGAGGGATTGGAAAGGGCATCTGCCGCTCCGCTTCAATCACTTCCTCAACTTTCTCCAGAACTAGGGCCGGGAATTGGGGGAACTACCGCTGAAGCAAATGCTGTTTTTGATAAAGCCATTTCTGATAGGCAATCTGCATTAACGTCCCTGCAAAACACTATCTCCAAAAGAGGCTTTACTACAGCGGATGATACAATGCGTATCAAAGCAATTAAAGATGAGATCTCAAAAATACAATCCCAAAAGCCAATAGCATTAGCATCACAAGAATATACTCCAGAATCTCAACAGCAGCTATTACAAAGAAGGCAAGAAGCATCTAAAACTGCCGCTGGATTAGAACAAAAGGCTCAAGGGATGTTCCCTGTTTTAGGAGTAAGCCCAACTGACACATCTGTTGCCGCTGGCATTGGTCGAGGAGTTGGAAACATTGTATCAATGGTTCCAGAAATGCTTACAGGGCCACTTGCCTTACCCTTGACTGGGTTGGCAATGGGCAGCCAAGCATACGCTGAAGGTTACAACAACAAGGCGGAGGAACTTAAAAAGCAAGGCGTAACTGATCCAAATGTTATTGAGAAACAAGCCCATGCATCCGCAAGTCAAGAGGCAGTAAAGACAGTCCCGCAATTAGCCGCCTATATGGTGGGGGGTAAATTAACATCTGATGCTGTAGCGGCTTTGATGAAAGGGGCTGCTCCTGCCGCAAAGGGTATCGTTGGAGGAACTGCTGCCGCTGGAGCAAATGTGATCACATCAGCGGGATTGAGGGGATTAGAGGGTCAACCTATTACCCCCACCCCTGAAGGTTTGACTCAAGACATTTTGTTTGGAGCGTTTCATGGACTAGGAACTGGATTGCAAGCTAGGTCAGATGCAAAGAAAGCCGCTGACGCACAACTTGGTGGAAAAGAACCTCAAGTTGCTCCATCTAGCATTCCCAATGTCAATGAAAAGGAAGCCATCATTACTGCCAAAGCAGATGATTTACATGAGACTCCTGCCCCTGTAATCAACATTCCCGCCGCAACTCCAGAAGAGTTGGCTAAAGTTGGAGAGGCTCCGATTACGCCAGAGACTCCTGCTCCAGAAGATAAGACCCAAAAGATCGCTGATCTCTCTATTGAGCAATTGGAGCATGAGCCAGGGTCAGCGGAGCATACAGCAATTCAACAACAGATTGATGAGTTACAGAAACCCGCTGAAGCTCCTATAGCTGAAGCACAACCAGAAACACCAAATGCCGTTCAAGAGCAAACAACAGGAGAAGTGGGCGTTCGCAACGCACCAGCCGTGGGCGAAGGAGTGGGCGGACAAAACAAAGCAGAAGTCCCTGCCACGCAAGGTGAAGAAAAGCCAAAAGAAGAAGTAACTCCTTTTAGCAAAAGAGACTTTTCAGAAGATCTAAATCAGTCTTTTAATAAAAAAGATGCTAAAGGTCGTCCTGTTCTTCTTGAAAATTCAGAAGTAGAAAAAATGTCAGAGGAACAAAGAGCCATGCGATTTATGGTTCTTTCTGATTCAATAAGCAGGGGATCAAAAGATCCAGTAGTATTCGCAAACCTTGCCAAGTTATATCAAGAGTCCAAAAGACTTGGAGAAGTAAAAGAAATACCAAGCATAGAGGAATACATTTCTGGTAAAAAACCTATTGAAATAACAGCGGAAGAAGTAAAACCACAGCCAAAGAATCTCCCCGCCACAGGCCAGGAAGTCAAAGAAGAGGTAACTACTCCAGCTTCTTTAGAAGAAGCTAAAACTCCAGAAGAAGTAGATGCCTTTGTAAAAAAACAAAGAGCAATTTTACCATTAAACTTTAGAGATAAAGAAACTCTTGGCAAAAGGCTAAAAGCTCTTGGAATGCAAGCCGCCGCAAAGAAGCGTCAGCTTACTGGCAATCTTACCGCTAAAGAAGCCGCCGCTAAAGCCAAGAAAGAAGAATCTAATTATATCGGAAAGCCTGTTTCTGTTGATGGAAGAAATGGCACAATAATCGGAAATCCTTTTGGAAGAGTAAAAGTTCGATTTGAAGATGGAAATGAATCAACCCATCTTCCAGAAAAGATTGAATCTCCAGTAGAGGCAAAGCCAGAATCAAAACCTACTGAAGAAGTAACTCAACCAGAGTTGCCAGAAATTGTAAAATGGGCAGATAAGACCATTAAAGAAGGTCAAAAAAGGTTAAATACAGGTTTAGATCCAGAGTTGCTTTTTGCTTATGCAGTAAAATCTGCTCACTTTTTGGGCGTAAGAACAAATGATTTTGCCAGATGGTCAAAACAAATGGTGAAAGAATATGGAGAGCGAATTCAACCATACCTTGAAACCATTTGGGGAAGAGTTCGCCAACACGCATCAGGTGAATACAATCTGATTGACGATCCATTTTGGAAAAAGAATTCTGGAAAACCAGAGGAAGGAGAAGAAGCATATACTCCAAGCAAGATTGCATGGAGTGATGCGGCAAGAGATATGTTTGGGATTAGGATTCATCCTTCTGAATTACCTTCCTTTAATGATGTCCACAAAATTTCCAAATGGCCCGAACCATTAAGGGATTTAGCAACAGTTAATGATGTAAGCTATCAGCTAAACAAAGAAACTGATGTAGCTGGAAATGAAATTTTAGACATTGCTACAACACCAATGGAAGAGGAAAGTGGAACTTTTGCTGAAAAGTTGGGTGACTTTGGTGGTGCTTCATTTAGAAACAGATTGCGTAGGGACATTCAAAAAAGAAATGATGCAATTGAAAGAATAAAAGAAAAGACAAAGGGTCTTTATACTGATGAAGAAATTCTTGAAAAGGCATCTGAATTACCTCATGCGGGAAGAATTTATGCAGAAGATATATCCGCAAGGGCAAAAGAAAGCAGATCCCGGCTTGAAACTTGGGCTGATAATACAATCAAAGAATCTAGAAAGCGTCTTAATGTCGGACTAGATCCAGAGGTCTTATCTGCATACGCAGTCAAGGGTGCTTTCAAGATTGCCCGTGGTGTTCGTGACTTTACCGCTTGGTCAAAGGAGATGTTGTCTGAATTTGGTGATGCAATTCGACCCCACTTGGAGGATCTCTGGAATCGTGCAAACCAATTGCACAACGAGGAAGCAGCTAAATACGGCCCCAAACCTCCTAGCGAAAGGGAAGTCTATGCAAAGCGAGTAGAGGAACAGCTCTCCAAGGTTTATGGTCGCAATCCTACCGCTGAAGAAGTGGGGAAATATGTAGATAAGAAGTTCCCGAAAGCTGAAGTTCCCGCTCCTGTTGCTACTCCTGCTACTGAAGGTCAACCAATCCAATTTGGAACATCAAGGGCGACCCAAGAAGAAATGCTAAAATCTGGCATTGGGCAAGGGGCAGTTCCATCTATTGAGCCAATGACTCGTAATGAGATGATCCAACAAGGGAAGGATGCCATCTCAAAAGGAGCAGACCCAGAAGAAGCGTTGAGCAAAATTCAGTCTGCTGAAGTTGATAAAAACTCAATGATAGCTAGGGCGCATATTGAAACTCTTGCGTCTAATGCGTATGAGGCATTGCGAAAATTTGGAGCAAATTCAGAGGAATACAAAGAAGCAAACAGAATATATAACGAATATAATGATCGTTATCAGCAAAATGTTTCTAGCGTTGCTGGTAGAACATTGGGTCAGCAAGCATTTAGAACAGAATTAAAGATGGACAATGCTTTTGACTTTCAAAGGCAATTCAATGAAGACACAAAAGGCTCTGATTTAAGTGCGTCTCAATTGGACAAAGCATCCAAACTTGCCAAAGAAAACACCAAGGCAAATGAAGAAACTCAAAAGGCTCAAGATAATCTAGAAAAAATCAGGGATGAAGGGTTTTCTGATGTTGATGTTGAGACCCCGGAGTCAGTTGATGAAGCTCGTCAAAAAGTTGCTGATCTTTCAGATCCCGATAAGGCAAAACAGAAAGCTGAAATTGATCAACTCAATCAAGAAAATGAACAGATCAAGAACAGGCTTGAAGAGGCAAATCAAAGGCTATCTGAATCTTCAGAATCTTTGCGTGATAGGCTTAAAAAAGAAAATGAAGAGCTACGCAATCAATTAGAAGAAGCTAAAAAAGAAGATCCACTTGTTAAGCGTGTGATTGATGCTCTTGCAAAAGGCTATGAAAGCCAGATGCAAAAGGCACTTGAGAGAATCAGGCAGCGCAACAAGGAAGGTCGTTTAATGACTGGATTGAATCCAGCGGATCTTGCCGATCATGTAATTGTTGGTTCCTATCATATTACAAAGGGAGCTAGGGATTTTACAAAATGGTCAGCAGAAGTTGTTAAAACTATAGGTGAAAATGTTAAGCCATATCTTGAACAAATATGGAATGAATCTTGGAAGCAGATTGATAAAGATTTGGCAGGATCAAAAGACCCCGGAGCAACCAAGGCTCGATCAGAAATCAAGAAGGTTAAAGCCAAAGCCAAGCGAGTTTCTAAAATGTCCCCAGAGGAAAAGCGGGCAAACAACATTCGCAAACGGATTGAACGCAATCAACAAATCATTGATGACATTAACAATGGTAAGATTTCTAGTCCCAAAGATGTTCAAAAAGTTACCAATGAAGAGATTCGTGGTCTTGAAGATCAGTTAAAACAAGTTCAGGAGCAATTAAAAGAAGCCAAGCTAAAAGAAAAAAAGGTGCTTCAATTTGGTGGCAAAATAACTGACAAGCTAAATCCAGAACAAGCAAAGACAATTTGGGAAACGGCAAAGAAGTTTTACATACCTAGAATGACAAAAGATGCATTCTATGATGAACATAGATTGATTGCCGATATTGCTGATGACTTTGGATTGACTCCAAACCAAGTAAGAGAAGCGTTCTCTATGCCAAGGGGGGCAAGAAAAGCATCCAACGATCTCTACCAACAACAACAAAAAAGAAAACAGGTTCTTGATAATTCAAGAAGGTGGCTGATTGACCAAAGTGCCAGCGCAATTGGGAAAATTGCAGGGAAGGCCGCTGAATCAGCGTTTAAATTGTCCGTTCTTGGTCACGGGACGGCATTCATAACAACTCATGCTCTTCCGCTTTGGGCTACTAATCCCATTATGGGAACAAAGGCTTTCTTGAGGGCAATGAGATACACATTTACAGGTAAAAATGGGAGAACTCAATGGATTATTGATAACCATAACATTGTAAATCATCCTGATTACGAGTGGGCAATGAAAGGCGGGGCAGATGTCAATCCGTTTAGATACGGAACAGAAAAGCCGCAAAGATCAAATCCTGACAGCTTGCTTGCAAAAGCTCTTGATCCAATTACTGGAGGAAGAGGGTTTGATGCATTGCATTGGATGAGGATGGAGTATTTCTCAAAGTATTGGAGAAAACTTTCACCAGCACTTCAGAATGAAGAAATGGCAAAAGTTATTGGAGATGCCGCAAATACAGCTACCGGATATGCGGAATCAAAACTTGGATCTCATCCACTTGTTCGTCTTGCTTTGTTTGCCCCCAAATTATACAAGTCCCAATTCAAATGGCTTGTTGGAGACCCGGCAAAAATGCTTGGGACAGCAGCTAGAATGGCTGTGGGAAAAGATGTTTCTCCTGCTGACGCTTGGCAAGCAAGGCATGAAGCTGTCAATAAGGTTAAATTTATTGGGATGTATGCGGGATTACTTGGATTGAATCAAGCGATTCTTTCAGCAACTGGAAGCAATGCACAAGTAAACTTTACCGATCCTAAAAAACACGATTGGCTTGCATTCAAAACAAGCGATGGTTCATTTAATCCTTTGCACCCGTTTCTTTCAATTGGAAGGCTTTTGGCAAAAGAGACACATGATTTGTTTAGTGACTATATTCCATCGGTTTTGGGCCAGAAGACGGCTTTGGAGAAATCCCCAGGAAACAATGTAAAGCTCGCCTTACATGATTTGGGGGATTATGCGTTTGGAAAGTTAAGCCCAATTGCTAGAGATATTGCAGTTGTGGTGAATCAAAGAGACTTTACTGGAAATGCAGTTCCTTGGTCATCAGTTGCCCCGCTTCGTGGTAAAGAAAAACTTACTTGGCCTCAATTTTTGGCTGAAATGTTTTCCCCGATTCCTTTTGCAGAAGCATCTACTCAAAAGGATTGGGCATCTGCTGGAGCAGCGGAAAAACTCGGATCTGCGTTGCTTTTTGGCGTTCCTTATACAACGAAAGAAGATGAGGAAAGATGGGAAGCATCACACAAATCCAAAGCAAAGCCCTCTGGCGGATCTGGAGGATTTGGAGCTAGAGCATTCAAGCCAATGGATAGTGCTTTTAAGGGGTTTAAGGAAAAATAACCCTTGATTCTCTTTCTCTTTTCAGCAACCCTTTAGCCTCACAAAGCAACCACCATGAGCAAAAAATTCATCCTACCTCCATCTCTTAAATATCCCTTTGAACAATCCGAGTTCCCCGGTGATGTAAACCTTCGTGAGATTCGGGAACACGCAGAGAAGAACAAACTAGCAGAGGTTTCCTTCTACCAAGCTATCGTTATCGCACTCCTTGAGCAGAGGAATTACTTTGTTGTGGAGACGCTTCGATATGCCAAGGAGTATGGTCAGTTGCCACCAAGGGAAGATGAGGTTGATTCCCCTGTGGAGAAAACTGAAGAGCCAGCACCAGAAAGATTCCGCAAAGTTTACGAGTAGGTCGTGGCTACCTTCCTCAACATGGGGCGGTATGGGGACATCGTATCGTTCCTGCCTGTCCTAAAGAATGAGTTTGATACAACGGGTAAGAAGCCTAGCCTAGTTGTTGCCAAGGACTTTGCAGACATCTTGGATGGGGTTAGCTATGTTGAGCCTATAGTCTATGATGGAGCATTTGATGACATCACAGGGGCATTAGAATATCTCAAGACCCGAAATGAAACGGCAACTGCAACCCAAGTTGTCGGCATCCCTGATGTTTTAGTTGGTCAGGTTTATGGAAAGCATCATGGCCCCCAAATCATCTGTGACTCATTCCAACAAGATGCCTGGAGGCTCGCAGGGAAGCTAGACCTATGGCCTAGCCAACCTCCGCTGGTGTTTGATCGACGAGACAAGAAACGAGAAGAGGAACTCATCAAGGAAATCCCCAAGAACAAGCCTTGGATTGTTGTCTCAACTGGTGGGACATCCTCACCCTTCCAGTATTCTGACTTGCTGTGGGAGATTCTAAACCATTCCTTTCCAGAGTTCCACATCGTTGATCTGGGAAAGATCAAGGCTGAAAGGTTCTACGACTTGCTTGGCATCATGGATCATCCAAATACCCATGCGATGATCCTGACCGATAGTGGGCCGCTACATCTCTCATACGCCACACAGAAGCCTGTTCATGCCCTTGTGACGGATTCCCCCTATTCATGGCATGGAGCTGCGTGGAGGCCATCCTACGCATCCTATATACGGTATAAGAACTTCCCACGGGATGTGACTAGGATCTTGGGGTTGATTCGGGGAACTATTCCATTACCTCCCATTACCAACCCTGACATCATCCATGTCTATTGCAGGATTCCAGATGCAGTTGGGTATGAGAAGAAGAGGAACGACCTCGCCAAAAAGACTTGGGATAAAATCGGGTGGGTGGATTGCGGGTTGGATGACAACTGTTTTGTAAGACACGCTGGAAATGTCATACCCAAGCAGACCAGATACATTCCGCTTATCAAGGAGATGATCAGGCTTGCCTGTTGTGGCAGGAAGGATAGCGACATCGTGGTCATTACCAATACCGACATCTGTGTCTCTACGAACATCGTGGAGAAGATCAGGGCAGGGTTGCCAGCGTATGCCTTTCGACATGACTACCGGGTTCTAGATGAGATCATCCCTGATTCAGAAATCGCTGGAGATAAATACCCTGGGTGTGACTTGTTTGCAATGTCGGTTGGATGGTGGAGGAGAAACCATCACCTCTACCCTGACATGGTGATAGGACGGCATTCTTGGGATCGCATCATGCGAGAGCTATTCAAGTTGGCTAAAGGCAGGGAGATTGAGAGGGGCATCTACCATCAGAGACATCCCTCTGGTTGGGAAAACCCTGTTGCCTTGAATACAGATCTCTGCAACCTACGCAACGCAAGGCTTGCAAGGGAGTGGTTGACTGAACGGAATATCCCCTTGGAGGAGCTAGAGGATCTGAACTACGAGGGAAAGTTCAAGCGTCCTGACTTTAGCAAGCTGAAGGTTTGACCTTGAATTGCCCTAGCCTAATAGCGTCTTTGGTTTCTTCAAACCTTTCTGGAGTTACCCACATCTCTTTTCCTTTTGGATGGTATCCCCAGAATCGCTTTGTCTTATCAGCGTTCCAAGTTCCTCGCTTTAGCTTCATTGGTCTTGCTCGGATATACTTGGGATAGCCGTGATGGGTATGACTGGTTGGTATCGAGGCTCCTGTGATGGTTCTGGGAGAGTGGTCACTTGGTAGTATGCCCCGGCATCCCTGCCATCTGTTGCTGATAGGTTGGCAACATAGATAGTCTGGGTTTGTGGAACAGGCTGCTGGATGGGGGCGAATGCCGTGTAGATGAGTGCTAGGATCATTTATTTAGTTTGGTGTGACTGCTACTCATATGCCAGCCGGAACATTGATCGCAAAAATAGGAACGGAGAAAGCTAGTCCCTCCAAATCCTGATTCTAGTCGATGCTTGATAGCTGAATCACATTTTGATGCTGAAGTGTAAACGGATTTACCGCATATACCCTTCTTTGGTTTCTCTGCTCCCTTGATGAGACCCTGCTCAAAGGCTTCCCTTTTGTTGATGGGAGGCAAGTCTGGGGTCTCAAACCCAAGTTCTTTTAGGATAGCGTCAACTGATTTGCTCATTGGCAATATGTGTGATTAGATCCCTCCGTAGTGTTCCGCATCCTTTTTTGCAACATGCATTGTCGGCATCTTTCTTATAGCCAGAATAATACTCTGTGAGATCCCACCATCCTTCTTCATGCTTACAACAAGCATTGCAGATGGTAGAGTGATCATGGCTATACATATACCATCCCGTTCCTTTGCATTTAGGGCAATCTGTTTTTCCTATCTCACTTTTAAGGGCGGCAAGATCCTTCATGGACTTGCGAGTGTCCTGTAAAGACTCCCATTCCATGACCCCATCTGCTATGGCTATCGCACGATCTCGCTGGTTGTTGGAACGATCTAGCTTCTCCTGCATGGTGAGTTCTGGTTTTTCAGTCATGGTGCATGATAAGAAGGCCGATAAAAGCCAATGAAGTTCCGATTGTGGTTTGGGTATCGAGTCTGATTCCATAAAACAAGATGGGTAGTGCGATGAACAAGAGGCTGACAATGAAGTCCCAAGCTAAATTAGCAAAGAACATCTGGTTTTGACTTACGGATCTGCTCATCCAGAACCAGGCGAGACCCGACAATGCCCCTGCTGCAACGCTCAACGAGCAAGCAAGAGTGGTATTGCTACGGAGTCGCCAGTCATAGGAGATGCAGACCCATGCGGAGTTGGTGATGACCTCTACCAGAAATACTGGCAATAGGATGGTGATTAGCTTTGTCATCTGATGTTGACCTCTTGAATCTCTTTACAGGTCACACACTTGAGTGCGCTGATACCTGTATCAGGATTAGTTGACCAACTGGTGTTATGCCCAAAGAAAAAGCAGAAGGCATGGATAAGGAACTTTTTCACTTGAGAACATCAATAGCCGCATTGATTGCGTCATGGATCTTTAGGCTCTTGCCTAGTGAGTTGAGGAGATGGATCTCGCTCAAGACATTCTCTAGGTATGCCAGTTTGCTGTTCAGTCTGCTGATCTCCTGACACAGAGACTCCTTCTCTCGGTCAAGACAATTTTGTTCGTCTTCGTTGTATATGTTTGTCATGGTTTTAGGGTTGCTAGGTATTTTCGTTGTATGGGTTCAGGGTCTTCTTCAAAAGAAGAATCAATGAATTGGGGTGGGTATCCTTCTTCGATCTTCCAAGCTCGATACGCATCAGGATCTACGCTGGAGGTTGACCCTTTGAATATCGGCTTCTGGATCTTCTGCGAGAGAACAGAGTGGTCTATTCCCTCGTCCTCCCAACGGCCTTGGTTAAGCCAAGTGCTAGGATTGGGAATGAACTTGCCTCCCTCCTTTTGCCAATCAGGAGATGCTATGCTCTTCTTGAGTGACTCAAGGATGATCTCTATTGCCGGGAACTTCTTCCGCTTCCAGATCTCTTGACAATAGCCTTTCCCTGTCTTTCTAGGGTAAGCCTTCCAGAACACCTCAAAGTCGCTTTTACGAGCATTCTGGGGCGAATACGACTGACCACAGTGAGGCCAGAGTTCTTCAGAATTGCTCATACACCCACTCCTTCTTTTTAAGTTGAACCGCCATGAAGGTAAACCAAGGATGGTTTTCAGCAGCGACCTTGATCTTGATGCGTCCTGACTGATGCCAAAATCCTTTTACCTCATGGAACTCGATGCTCCCATCTGCCATGATGATAAAAAAATCAGGTAAATAGCTAGTCAGCTTGGCAAGTTTGATGTTGATCTGTTCAAACCCCCAATGGTGGATCTCTCCAGCCAGCTTTCTTTGATCAAGCAAAGCCGCATAGGCTTGCTCGGTCTTGTTCATGGTTCCAGCGACCCTCCTGGTCGTGTTTCCCTTTGCTCTGAATGGTTTCTTCATTTGATTTTCACCATTTGAATGGCATACCTTGCTTGTTCCCACTCTGGGTTTACGACGATCTCGTTCTTGCCCTCACCCCGGATATAGACAGGGATTGGGTGTCGAGGATAATCGCTCAACTCGTTATACCTCATCTTCAGGTCGTTGTTGAATGCTTCTAATTCTTGGTCGGTCATACTAATGCTAGTGGTTTTATTGTTTTGCCTGTGATGGTGCATTTTCGCTTCTCGCACTCAACCATCCAGTTTTTCTTCTTGAGTCCGTTACAGCGACCAGAGACAGCGTTTATGGTTATCCCTGTAAGTCTGCTAATCTCTTGCAAGCTATAATCCCTGCCCTGTTTAAGAGTCGTGATGATGAGTTGCTCTTGATTGGAAAGCGTCCCATCTTCCTTGATGTCCTTGAATGCCTCCTTGGAAGTTCCTCGGACATTCTTTGCCACCCAGTTAAATAAGTCTCCCAGATCGTTCATAGTTCTGTCTGTGGAAAGTTGATAATGCATTTGTGGTAATGTCTTTGATTCCATATTTTAGGTAATGAGTTTACTCCAGCGTCAAACGCTGCCTTGACTCGATCCTCAACTGAAGGAACCTGGTTGCCTTCTGCAAGGTATCTGATTCCCTCGGTGTCCCAATACTCCTGTGCTTCTTTTGAGTGGTTCATTTGGTTAGATGGTTGAGTTGTTCACGAATATCATTTGCAGTTTTAGGACACCCTTCCTCCCATTGACCTATTGTTCGCAGGAAAGCCTCGGCACGTTTAGGGGCACTAGCGTGCCATGGGCAGGATAGCTTGTTTAGCCATTTTAAATACTCTATGCTATTTTCATCCATGATGTGGTTTTCCGCTTCATGTATGGCGTTCAGGTCTCCGTAGTAGTTGGGGATTGTGCTTTGTTGTTTCCCATTTGGGTCTTCCCAAAGTCCCTCAACTCCTCCAAAATAAGAGGAAAGTTGTTTCCATTTACAAAAGAGGGCGATTCGTCGGTTGATTTCTTGTGGGTTCATTTTAGTAATCCTGCTTCCTCAACGGCTTTTTCCATCAGGCGAGAGTAAACTTGATTGAACTTGAGTAAGTCCAGAGACCCATCCTCCCTTCTGGACATTGCCCTAGCCTCAAATTCAGCGTCAGGGATTAGCTTGTTTCTCGCTGTGACATAATCACAGCAATGGTATTCAGGAACAACTCCATAGCGTTCCTCGCAGGTGCAGTATCTTCGGCTCATTGTGGTGCGTGGTTGCGTGGTTGAGCTAGGTTAGAAAGGCAGACCTTCATCGTAGTCTTCCTGTTCAACAACAGGTTTTGGACGATTCTGGAATGCCTTTGCTGGCTTGACTTTATCCACAAAGTTCGGAGGGAAAACTGACTCCTGCTCCTGCTTGACTTTGTAGTTCCCCAAGATCTCGCTCTTGATCCCGGCATCACGCTGCTCCTTGGTTAGGGAGTGTTTGACAGAACCATCGTTGCCATACTGGTCTTTACCATCCCTGTTAGGCCAGCAGATTAGGTTCAGGTATAAGGCTTTTGTCCCATCCTTTTTGGTGACTGACTTGAGGAGCGACTTGTCGATCTTGGTTACATCTAGTGATATTGTATATGACATATGGTTATTATTTATCTTGTTGTTTTGTTTGTGTTTTTACTGACATTTTACTCTTATTCGGGAGAGATAAATCCCTCCACTAGAAGATATTCCATGACTTTCTTTGCGTGGGAAACATCTGATGGTTGGTTGTCCGTTGGCATTGCAGAGAAATTCCCTCCTGCTTTTGTGATGATAAGCCAATCCCGCCCCCGGTATCGTATGCCAAGAGCGTATTGTTCATCAGTTTCTTTTAATTGATGGTTCACCTGTTGTGGTTTCAATGAGCCAGCCAAGGTCTGATTCAAGAGAGGATTTGAGTTCCTTTCCTTTTTTACCTGTTGCTTTTCCGTATGCTTTTTCAAGAGCCGTGATGCTAATCTTTGCACAAGCCATGACATCATCAGGTTTAAGAACACTAGACAGCGCAGATACAACGGCACTTGTGTCTGTGGAAACATTCCTGATTGTGCGCCCTTCTGTGAGGCTTCGTCCAGCGAATTGTTGCCCTGCGATCATCCGAGCTTTCATTTCCTTCCTGACCTCTTCGATGAAGTCCAGAACGACCTCTGCTTTCTCATCAATTGCCAGGATTTCCTCGTTGGAGAGTTGGTTAACAACGGCCTTTGAGACTACCTCTAGCTCTTTGTGCGCCCCACGAACCTCTGGACAAATGCTTTTAGCACGACACCATTTACAAGCATCTGGACTAGGAGTTCTGATAGCATCATGCTTTTGACTAGCACGAACGATGCCAACGATCTCCTGCTCTGCCTTGATGAGATCCTCCTCGTCGTATTGGGCAATGGTCTTGCCAGCGGCGAGGGGTTGAATGATCGCAACGAGGATCGTCTTGAGTTGTGGGAATGCCTTCTTGACTAGGACGGCATAGGCTCGGAGTTGGTAGTTTTCAGCAGCTCCTGATTGAGCTACACGCCCCGTCTTGTAATCGGTGACAACTGCTGTGTCATCCCCGAAAAAGTCAATGCGGTCGATAGCTCCAGAGAACAGATCATCATACCAGAACCTCTCCTCGATGATTTCCCTTGTTCTCTCACCCAGATCCAACTGACCGATCATCTCGCTGAATTGGGACAGACAACGAGTTGCGATGTCTTGACCATCTTCTGTGAGTGACTCGTAGGGTTTTGTTCCCGCTAGGACGGCGTGGACATCCGCTCCTAGTGCCATGTATTTGTTCTCCTCTTGTGGAGGAAGTGTCTGCTCTAGGTTCCATGACCCTGGGCATAGGGCAAGTCGGCTGAATCCGCTTGCTGAAGGCTTTCCGTTACGCTCGTCAGTCATTTGGTTTTGTTTAAGGCGAAATACATGGCATCAAGGGCAATTTCAAAAGCCTCTTCTGGGCTAATAATTTCTGCCCTTTCTAAAGACTTCAACGCTTCAGATTTGCGATAAATATCCCAAAGT